ATTTGGTTTGTTGGCTCTGTGGCCTTTTGCTTTTGCCATTTTTTACCTCATAATGCGGGGCTACTTGGCGTGTAGGTAGCCGCTTCGGTTATGTCAGGGCCGCTATGCGGGTAGCTGACTAATTCTTATTCTTTGTAAAGTCTGGATTTGTTGAGCTATTTAAAAAGGAGTCGCCTAAAGTAGCGTCAGCTACAGACGTAGCGTTAAACGCGCCTTGTAATATAGCTAAAGGTGGTGATGCTTTGGTGGCTACCTTACTGATAGCCCTACCTAGAAGTTTACCCCCAGACAATGGGTCATTTTTAAAAGTTTCTATAAAGTCTATTTTAGATTTACCGTCAAATACTTGCTCTTGTAAAAACATAACCATAGAGTCCACGGAGCGTTCTCCTGACGCATAAGCATCTCGCAGGCCTTTTATAAACTTTAAATTTTTATCTAGTTCTTTTTTAGGCATTTTGGTAAAGTAGCCTGTCTTCTTTTTAGACTGTACTTTCCAAGCCTCTTCTACTCCGTCAAAAAGTTGGTCCATAGTAACTTTACGACTGAGGATAACTTGGTTGCCTCTTCCCCCTCCTGCTGCGAATTGTCTTGCGCGGCTTTTATTGGGAGTATGAAACTTACCAACGTCGTCACTTCCATACCCGTAGTCTGTTGGATTTACTTTTTCTAAGTCGAGAGGTTCCCCTCTGTACACTTTTACTTTATCACCGAGAGCATACGCTTGTGGATTTTCAAGAAAGCTGTTCTGTGCAGCCATCTGCTGACCCTTCTCTTCGATGCGTTCTTTAACTTCCGGTTTACCACGATTGTTTATCTTGGTAAGGCGGTCTTCACCGATAATTTTGACGAGATGGGGTGCAACCGTCACTTCTCCTCGTGATACGGCTACATCTATTAGTTTAGCACTGCGTTCTGGATTGTCAACTGTTATTCCGCGTCTAACTGCCTCTTTCTGCGCGTCTTTAAGCATTTTCATGATGTCAGACTCGCCTGCGAACTCAACAGCGGCTGCATTGATGATGAACGTACCCTCTTGCTTTTGAGTGTTTACGTTGTCTGCAACTGACTCTGCTTCGGATACTTGACTAGGCGGCGCACCAATAAATCCAGACGGTGCCATGCCTGCTGCCATCTGTCCACCTGCAGCCATGCCGACTCTGCCGCCTTGGGCCATAGAGCTTTCTGTAGCTTCCGCTTCACTGAAGCCCCCAAAGTCACTTCCACTTACAGAGCCGCCGCCGCCGCCTGAATAGTCACCCATCTCCCCGCCGCCTTGACCCGTATCGCCGCCATCATCCATGGATGGTCCAGTAGTTTGGGTTGCTCTTTTCCACGCATCCTGCGCCGCTTTTTGTGCTTTATCTCTCGCGTCTTGTGCCGCTTTATCTGCGGCTGCTTTATCAACTTTAGCTTTTTCTGCTGCCATAAGACCCGAAACAGTACCTCTACCGTTTCTGGCATCCTGTAGAATGCTCTTAACTTTGTTTAGGTCTGTTACACCATACTTTGCTCCCAAGGCTCTGGCATCTGCTTCCATTCCAAAGGCTGCAGTTTGGCCTGTGGCTGTCATGTATGTGCCGTTATCCTTATAATATCCACCCGTGCTTAACCTACCAGAAACATACCCAGCATCCGCCAAAGACGTACCAGTTTCCTTTTGCATGTTATACGAGGATGGAAGATATCCTTTATTAAGAGATTCTAAGGTTCTTGCCTGAACGTGAGAAAGACCCCTCATGTTTCCAGTGTAAGTTCCTGACCCCGGCGCACGAGTTATGCCAAATCCACCGATAGACATTGCAAACCCTGTAGCACTCGCGTTAGCTGCTGTAGCTGCCCTTATCTGTGCCATATCCTGATACTGTTTAGAATGGACCATATCCGCAACAAAGCCTAATGCTCCACTTGGTCTAAACGACGCATTTCCAAAAGCATTTGTAGTGGTTGTGCCGTTTATAAAACCACCTGCTATACTTCCGGGGATACCACCCACAGCACCCATAAGACTTCCTACGACCTTTTCTTTATTTTTTTCGGCGGTGGCCTTTAAACCTGTTTGTTGTAGGTCTTTAGCAGTTTGGTCTACTGCGCCGGGAATTTGTTGAACATTTTTTATACCCGAATCAAACAGCGCACCCGGTTTTATGTCTTTAAAGTCACCGCGAGTAAGCGGGTCAAACACTTCGCTAAACATCTCAACTCTGTCGTGCTGTCCCGGCTGTTGCTTTAAAAAGTCACCGTATGTATTATAATTTTGTGTAAAGTTAAAATCCGCAGCATCTTCACCAAACTTAATATCCCCGCCTAAAGCACCGGAGTCTCCACCTAACGCACCGATTAAGTCTCGTTCTAAGTTAGCTCGTGAATCTTCGTTTCCGTCACTTGTATCTTCTGCAGATGAATCACCACCAATTTTAGGGGCCGTAACATCAATACCTGTCTGCTCCTCTAGAGTGGGCATACCTAAAGTTTGACTAAAAAAATCAACGTAAGAGGATTCATACTGCTTTCTTGTCAGCACTTCCTTTTCGTCTTCTTTTCTAGTCGTGCCTAGCTGTATTCTGTCAACCATTCTTGATTACCGCCTCGTGGTTACTCTTGAGTTTGAGGAGTGTTTCCAGTAAAGCCAGCTTCCCCTGCGCCCGGAGCAGTTCCGACTCCGATTGTGCCGTCACCACGCCCTGAATCGTCAGTTCCCGGAGGTCCTGCAGGTACTCCTTCAGGGCTTCCCATTCCTTGCCCTGCACCAGCGGGGCCAGCGTCTGCGCTTGCTTCTTGTTGAGCATTTGCCATCATCCCTTGTAACATCTTTGCATACAGTTGAGCTTCGTTTTGGTCGTTCACCAGACTATCGGGGTCGATGTCCTGTGATATAGCCAGTTCACGCATCAGGTTTGGTATCTTGATGAATGGTGCTAACATAGGGTTAGCGACTGTTTGTAGAAGCGTTGTCAGCCTCTGGCTACGAACTTCTTTCTGCATTACGGCTGCAACACCGCGTGGTTTGATTTCTAGGTCACCCTCGATGTCAGGGGAGTCTTCGTTAAACTGCATGTTCCACTGGAAGTATGCTTCACCCAATGGCTTTAGCAGCATGTCGTCAATGTTCTTTACGACTGTCTTCATTGCCAGACCAGCAGAACCCATAAGCATGGATAATCCTGCCGCTGTGCGGCCCGTACCACTAACGCCCGTCTGACCGTGCATAATGGATGGGATACCAGTTTCTTCGTCAGCCAACTGGCGGCTAATCTGATACATTTGTAGGTTTTCACCAGCCGTGTTAGGAAACTTCAAACCGTTGATGGCTGTCCCTGTAACACCTGATTGGCGACGGAATATCTTACCGGGGAATATGTCCATGTTTTGGCCCGGCACAAGGCTTGCCTCATCCACGTCAAACACCAAGTTACCTGCTAGAGCTAGGTTATCAATAGCCATGCGTACGTGACCATTCATGAGCTTTTGAGCGTCTTCCATGTTCTCTGCTACACCAACACCCCATAGCTGGTAAGGGTTGACTTCGTAGGGGAACACTTGATATGGAATACGGGCTGGTGTGAAGGGGTTAAGAACACAACGAAGTATCATGTTTCCACAAACCCAGATGTTTACCTGTAGTTCGTCAAACTCTGACATCATATCTGCTTCTGCAAACCCTGCTGACTTAGCTAGGTCAGCGTCAAGAACACCCCAGTATTCGAGAACTTCGTAGCGGTTCTCTGAAACGTATGGTTCGTTTTCATCTTCACGAATTGTGTCTTCGTAATACTTATCTTCGTAGTTAGGGCCTTTTGCTAGGCACTCTTCTATAGCTTCCGAAATAAAGTAAGGACGCTTGATTAGTGCGCGAAGCTGTTGGCGGTTTAGTCTGTGACGTTCTATGACGTATTCACAGTCATCTATGCTGGTAGCGGATGGGTCTGGGTGGAAATCCCACGAAGACACCATTTCGATTTTAGGTACAACCTTCTCGTAGGGCTGGTATTCCCGATTACCCTCGTCGTCACGGCCCCACTTGTGGACACGCTTGTAAAAGTTAAAAGGCCCCTTGACAATTCCTGTGCCAAGAAGGGACGATTCAAATATAGCGTTTCGGAAAACGTTTACTGCGTTGGTATCTAATAACTGGTCATGGATAACTTTTTCCATGTTCATCGCTGCAATTTGTGCTGGGCTAATCTGTGGTTCACCCATCTTTGCAGGACCTTCAGCGAGTGGCAAGCTGCCATACTCTCCTTGAAGCCCACCGAGAAACTTACTAGATGGCGTTGCACCTAATTGTCCGGGTGGCAAATCACGCCCATCACCAACAAAACCATACGGGTCTTCCATCTGGTCTAGCGGTGTCTCCATATGTGCAAACTCCGCAATCCCTTCGGGAATAGGAGTGTGCTGTACGACTAGAGGAAACTTCTTGTTAGCAAACAGGATATCTACAATCTGCCCGTAAGCAGCCAAAACTTTAGTCTTGGTGATTCTAACGAACACCTTAGACCGTTCTGAATCACGGTAGGCTGTAGAAGAGTCGTAAACACCACGAAAATTCTTGTAGGCTTGCAACCAACGCTGCTCGTGAGAGTAACGTCCGTTTTCAGCTTCTTCGAACTTCTGTTTTACGTATCCTGCTAGACCGGGAAAGGTTTCATCCGCGTCATACAGTGGAATGGTCGTGTCATCTTCAGGTTGAAGGAAGTTATCATCTGCCATAATTTAGTAATCGCGTTCTTCAGCCATTTTCATTACAGAAGGGTCTACTGCACCCTTGGTCGCTGCCTTTGGCATGTCTTCAGTCAAAGAATCTGTCTTGGCACGAGTGTCAAATTCTAAACCTTCACGGTAAAGAGTCTTTGACCCCATCTCATCGTCAACAGATGTCTTGTCTGAGTTCATGATGTAGGATGCGCCATAATTGTAATTATTATCAGGCATGGTCATCTCCCATTATCTAGTTAAAAAGCCTTGGTCTTGTTCAATGGCAGGAGCGGCTTCAGGTCCCCTGTCACGTCCTAAGTCGATAAAACCTGCCTGTTCTTCGGCAGCTATGCGACTAGCAGGTGTTGTGCCAAACGTGTCAGGCTCTGACCGTCCAGCAGCAATGTCTCGTACGTCACTGTACCCTATAGGGCCAAACTCTGATGCGCCAGCGATGGCAGCAAGGGCAGGAGAGTCTGTAGCCGCTTCTACCTCAGTTGCTGTTGAGGCAGCAGTTGCTGCAGTCAGGCCTAAACCCAAAGGTCCTAGTGCCTTTTTGACAGGGCCGGGAACTTTACCGAGATACTTATTGATTCCATCCGCCATCGACTTTGCGTCAAAGCCTTTCCGTTCCAAGTTGGCACGAGCTTCTGGGTTGGATTCAGGAACTACGTCTGCGTCAGCACTCGCCAGTTTAGCAGCCTGTCTACCTTTAATCTTAGCTTCTTCTATAGCGCGAGACTTATCTTCAGCTTCTTGAATTTGTTCAGGGGTGATAGCAGCTAGGGTAGAAGTTCGTTTTGCTTCGGCTTCGGCTGTTGCTGCCGCTGCTTGACTTTGTTTAGCACGTTCTTCTGCTAATATGGTTGTTTGCTGCTCAGAAGCAAGGGCTTCTTTTTGTTCGTCAGTTAAAAGGTCTAGGTTTACACGGCCTGTCTGTGTGGTACCAAACTCACCACCTGCAAAGTCTACGGGACTTTCAATCAGGGCAGGTAGGTCTTTTTGGGGTACAAAGCCAGCGTAGTTCTTTTTCAAGATAGACGGGTTTACGTGGCCCATCATACCTTCAACGAAGTTTTCGTTTACGTTGTATTGCTCTAACATGAAACGGGGTACGATAGAGCGGATAACAGATGGTGTGGTTACAGGCTCGTAATTGCGAACTAGCTCACCCGCAGGAGAACGACTTTTTATTTCTTTTGCTGGGAGTATGTTAGCGAAAGGTTGGAGACGAGTTCCAATGTGCTTGTTGAAAGCATCCGTGAAGTCTCCATCTGTAACGTCAAACAGATAATCGGATGTGCTTGTATCGTAGTTCTGTTTTAAAAGACGGCCTAAACGCGAATTAGTATCAAAAGAAAGTTCAGGGCGACCCTTGTGGTCTTTCTTTGTTGTTACTTTGCCTTTTACTGTTATGGTATCACCCACAATAGTAACGTCTGACTTTTTAAGACCTAACAGTTGTTCAGGACGATTTGCTGTAGCTTTGTGGTACTCTAGTAGGTCTGATGTAGGTTGACCATACTCGGCTGCAACAAGAGGAGTTGCTTCTGCGTATATCTTATCTAGCTCTTCTTTAGGAAGAAGACCTTGCATAGGACGTTCGCCAGCTAAACCTGTGCGTTGTGTTCCTGCTAAACCTTTTGCACCAGCTAGTTGCGGGTACATAATCTCGTCAACACCCTCGGCTACTGTCTCCATAGCGGCTGTAGCACCGTAACGCTCCATCACGGGGCGTACCAATGCTTCTAGTGTTTGGAGATTGTAAGCTCTGTTCTTAGCGTCGGGGCTACCTTCGACAGTAAACAGCTTGATTACGTCAGCTTGCTTGAGGTCTTTGTAGGGGGTACTCAGGTCAATACCTAATGTTTTAGCACCAGACTTAATAGGGTTGATGCGCTTCTTTTGCTTTTCGTCAGCCTTAGACATGGCAAAATCCCACGCCTCGCCAAGCGTGAGAGTACCGTCTTTTGCTTTTTTACCTAATTCTATATCCGTGAGTGCCATCTAGTATCCGAACGTCCCATCAAAGGGTTGGAAGGCTTGGTCTTTTATGCCTTGCAATGATTTATGAATTGATGTATAACCACTTGTACGAGTCATAACCATATAACGGAGCGCATCATATGCGTGGTCTTCTGCTTTTGTATCTACGTCTTCACTGTTGGTTTTGGACAGCGGAATACCTGACATCTGTGCGACAGTGTGTTTACAGGTTGCGAAGATTCGTAAACGTGGTTCTTGAGTATACGGGTCGTCCGATAGTCTTCTATGGAGTTCCATCTTTCCTTGCAGTCTATTACGGTCAGATGGTGTCCATCGAACACCTGCTCTCATCATGGTTTCTGCGATAGATGGTCCGAAGCCTGTTTTGTTCCAACAGGAGGCATCAAGGACGTTGTAGTGGGGTAGAGGGTCTAACTCCTCCATTTCTAGTATTTTATCAGCTAACTGCTCTGCTGTCAAGTGTTTAGCGTATAACTCTTTATACACCCATATATTGTTGTCCCAGTCGATTGCACCCCACAGGACGCAAGAAGGACTAGCGTAGCCATAATCCGCAGCACGAATCCGGGGCCAGTTGGTTGGCATCTCGAAAGGTTCGACGACATGTTTGGAACGGGAGAACTCAGGAAAGGCTGCGCCTTCTGCTACATCCCAGTCTCCATCAAGTAGCCTGCGACGTTCTACGTCTGGTAACGAACGAAGCATTGCTTCATACTGTCCGTCAGCCATGAGGTAGGGGTTGTCAGTTAATCTAGCTGGTACAAATTTTCTATAAAAGAGAGGCTGTCCTGCTCTTGTAGGATGTGTGTCAGGCCAAAGAAACGCTCTACCCGTCTCTGGGTCATACGCCGGAAAAGCCTCATTCTCCGTGTGCTTCTCAATGTACATCTTTTTAACCCACCAGCCGCCGACACCACCGGGGTTAGCAGTACATCGCATACAGAGGTTTTTCTGTAGTTCTGGGTCCGTTGACCGAAGACGTGAACGCAAATAATCCCAAACATAGCTACTCGGATACTGGGTGATTTCATCAACGCCTATCCAGTTGAACGCCTGACCTTGAAAACGAGTTACGTCTTTGTCGCGGTCTAGATAGGTGAACCACATGGTTGCCCCAGAAGGGAAAACCCAAGTGGATTTGGATTCCCGATATACGGCTCCGGGAAATGCCTTTGGATAAAGCTGCTTGGACTTGTCTATTAGTTCTGTTAGTTCGTCAAGAGTCCGGCGAAGAAGCAACCCACGATGGTTAGCATTATGGCAGTATCGTAAGGGGTCGGCAAGAAGTGCGAAACTCTTACCACCACCCGCTGCACCGCCGTACAGAACATCTTGTTCAGGGGCTGATAGGAACTCTTCTTGAGGACCGTCATTAGGTTTGAATATAACAGGGGTATCATCAATTATTTCCTTGACCGTTGCCGGGAGATTGGATACGTCATCCATATCTACAACCCGCGAACCTGTGCCGTTGATTGCGGTCTCTACCTTCTTGGCACTCTTCTTTAGCTTACGTGCGTAGCTGGCTTTATCTTGAGCTTTTTGCTGGTGCTTCTCTTTAGCCTTTTCAGCTTTGCGAACACGAGCCTGTAGCGCACGTCTGGCTCTTTCAGCGCGAGAAAGATTGTAAGTTGCCTTTGGCGCATTGGGGTCCTTCTTGGGCCTACCGCGCTTTTTCGGAGGATTGTCCTGCTGTTCTGCCACGATGTACCTTACCGCCACGCGCATAGGCTGGCTTTGATGCAAATAGAGAGATAAACGCGCCTAGTCCGGGAATCGAACGTAAGCCAATAGACTTTGCAAGGTCTTTGGCTGTAGACTTGGTTGCACCTTTGATTACATTTTTCTGTTCTTTGATGTATGCCTGACGAACCTTTCGGTCTTCGGCACTAAGGTCCTGTGGTTGAATTTTTTCTAGTTGCTCTAGCTTTTGCTGTGCTACTCTGCGTGTAGACTCTGCAATATTTGCTTGACGAGTGACTTTATCTGCGTCACGTTTTTTCTGACGCTTCTTTTTAGCCTTGCGTATCTGTCGGTTGTCTGAGTCTGCTTCATAGACTCCTAAACCAGCACCTGCAGCACCAACAGCAATAGCAGTAGCACCTACAGCCTTTTTAACGTCGTTGTCAGCCATCGATGACCATCTCTTTCTTTGGTGGCAGCAGAACTACCCCGTGGATAGCCTGTACGTTGTGATTCATTGTCTCTTGTTTACCCAGACCAACCCTGTTGAGTATCGCTTCTGCAGCACGTAGCTTCAAGTCGTCTCCACGTTCTACGACGGGGGTGTCTACAAGGTCTATCATCTTGTTCGCGGCCTTCAGGGAGTTGCCTGCAAGGAGCGCACGGGTGCGTTCTACGATTTCGTCGGCTAAACTGTCTCGTAACCACGTCACAGAGCCGTGTGAGTACCCCGCAACCTCTGCTGCTTGGTTGAAGTTACCGTTGGTTTCGAACAAAGCCGTAAGGAACGTTTCCTGCTTTTCGGAAAGGCCCTTCTTCTTTGGTTGTTGGACCAAATTCATTGTTTGTTTCCTGCGAACATGGGGGGATTAAGTGCCGGGGAAGCGTATCGAAGACCTATAATGTAAGGATAAATCGCTATGGTTGGGGTCGTTCGCCTTTTTGCAACCGCCAGCACCCTTATTATGGCGTTAATATAGTGTGTTGTCAACAGGTAATGCCCAACAATATAAAAAAAATACACGGGGGTGGCGTTTTTGGGTTGACAGATGGTGAATCTGACGTTACACTGGGTGTAACCTCGCCGGGCTAAACCCCATATCCCCCCGGTATACTGATAGGCCCCCTTACCCGTTCGCGGGAAGGGGGTTTTCTTTTGCCCCTAGACGTTGCCCTACACGTTGCCGGGAATACCATACAGGTAACCCCTAAAATACAAAAAACATGTCGGGATTGCTAGCAAATGCCGGGGGGGTGGGGTGGCCCATGCGTACCCGTGCAAGGCAATATTTATCTTTTCATCATCAATGATTGTCACGTCTCACCCTACTGGCACCATATCCCGCGAACTAGCACCATAACCCCTTGAAGATACATGCGCCCGCACCCGCCCGTGTCCGTGTCTTGTCATTTGTCACATGTTCGCAGGGTTTTATCGGTATGGTTTACCATAAAGGCTGACTGTTGACGTTGATATAACTAGCACAACGGGGACAATCCCAAAGGGTAAAACCCTAACAACTGCAACGGCTAACGGTATATTCCAGACTATCCCGCAACGCAAAACCCCCCAGACTATGCTGAGGGGCTTCACGGGAGGAAATAAACGCTAGTCTAATAATAATAAAAGAACTAGCAGGATGTGTAAAGCGGTCATGATGCCGTCGCCATTATTGTTACTAAACAAAGAAACAAACAGGTGTAGAACACCACAAACCCATAACGGTCTACCATCACTTGGCCCCTTTCTTCACTTGGATATCGGCAACGGTCTTAACATCAATATCCCAGCTACCGACTCCCATAGCATCCAGTTGCTTATCCAAAAAGCTAATCTGGTTACGGACCAATTCTACGTAGTCCCGCAATCTCATGAGGTCTGCGGCTGGTACTACCGCAAAGTTTGAAGCGTTATCCTCGGTGATGTTGTATTCAAAATGGTCTTTATTCATGTTCTCTTCCCTTCATTATGTTACTGAAACGTCAAAGCTCAGACGGTTCGTGATAATTTCTATTACCATATCCTCAAGGCGATAATCAAGTTCGGATATAATAAACTGTTCGATTTCCGGCCGACTGAGTAGCTCGCGTTCATCAATTTCTTTTGCTAGCTTGCCGATTATGACATCATCCAGCGCATCATTTAAACTGATATATCTGGATTCTGACATAGCTACGCCCCCTTCTTTACTAGCTGGTACTGCATCCGGTTTCCTTTACCTGCAGATTGAACGCCTTTAATATTGTATCCTTGCGCCTTCAAATACGAAATAGCTGAATGGACCACTGAGCTAGACAATCCCGCATCCTTTGCAAGGGTCTTGATAAGCACCGGATACGCCCGCCGCTTGAATACCGCCAGTAATGCCGCCCCATTTGTATTCGTGGCTGGCTTCTTTACAGGTGCCACAACTGGCAAGCTCACGGGTTCCCCAAAACGTGCCGCGGTTGGTGCCGCCGCCGTTGTTTGCTGGATATCCGCCAAGAGTTCAAAGGCCTTAACCACATGTTCGCGGCTCATCTTATCGCTACGAATGGCAAGGTTTAACTGGTTCTTGATTTCGTTGATTTGTGTTTCGTTTAACATGGTTTTTTTGTTCCTTTCTATTGAACAAAGATTGAGTAGATAATTAAGCATAACAGAACAACGGTCATTGTTCTATAAATAACGTATAGGGCTTCCACTAGCAATAATCCCCCAGCTTTCCAGTCAGCATCATGATTTCATCGAAATGCTTTCCTGCGGTTTCATTATCGCCAGACATAGCGGCTTCTGCTAGCAGGGCAAGTGATGCCCTGATTGCTGTTTTGATTTCGAGAATGGACATTATGCCGCCGCCAATTCTAGGGACTGCCAAGCGTCACCCGTTAAGATATCCCGAACATGCCCAGACCGGACGCGCTGAGTATCATGCTGTTTTTGGGTTGATATCCCCTTTTCCATTGTATGGGTAGACCAGTGAGTGAGCGCATTATATCCCGCCCACATCGTCTCGCCCAGTTCGTCGGTCTCTTCTGTGAATAAGTCCATCATGTAATTAAACAGACTTTTGTTTACCAGACGGTCACCTTCCTTATCGCTTGGCCTTGCTGGTCTAGCACAAATCGAGCCTTCCAGTATCTCGGCAAACTGTCTAGACGACAGAGGACGACGCGCCCAGTTGTCCATCACTTCACGCTGGCCTGTGAACATGTCCAGCGATAGCATAGCCTTTCCGGTCATCGCGCTGGTATCTAGATTGCGGGTATGTTTCCGCTTTTGGTGATATGCCTTTTCCCCGCCAAAGACTAGGGTATTACGGCAGAGGTCACGATAGGCACCAGAGAACACTTGAAACGCCCATGACATGTCTATCGAATTGAACACGTCCAAACGTGGCACGACGCTATCATTGCCCGCCCTGCTCTTCACCTCCGACGTTAAATCAGTGAAGTAAATAGTCCGGTGCGCCTTCTTCCCTTGTTCGAAAAGACGGTCTACCACCTTAACAGACTGGTTCCGCAACTCGCTATCTTGGATTTGTTCAGCTTGTTTTTGTAACATCGTTTCATGCGGGACTAGCTGGTAGGATTTAGGGACGGGTCGCATCTGGACAACTTCACCGGATGCCCGATTAAAGATAGCATCAAAGCCCGTCATTCTTTCAGGGTATACGATATCATCAATAGACGGCTCTGCAACAACTGGCACCCGCTCGAATACGGCCCGTTGTGTGAATAGGTCAAGATTAAACGGGTTCGAATGCTGGTATTCCCAGCCGTCCCTTATCTCTTTTAGTTCCCCAAAAGGGAGTGTGGTTAAATCATTAGGCATAATATTTCTCTTTCATTGTGGTTAAAGTATCCGGCAAAAGGCCGGGGTATTTACAGGATAAACACAGACCAGAAACAATGTAAACAACAAATATTTCGGCAGCATTTTGGTGATAATTTTGCCCCCATCTCGCAAATTATCTTGATAAATCCAAACCAGCCCAGCCAAAAGGAAACGAAAAACCAGATGAGCTTGTGATATATCCCCAATAAAAAACTTTAGCGTGGCCCATTTGTCATTTAATGCGTGGCAAACAAAACCTGCTTATCAGGTGCCGACCAGCAAAGCGCACAGTTTGCACAGTTTGCAACTTGTCCCGTTTGTTCAGGGCAGGCAAATGATTTCCCTTTTGCTGGTTGCGTTCTTTCTAGGCTATTAGCTGAAAAGGAAATGTCCAAGTCATTACTAAAACGAACAGACCAGCGGGTGCCGAAAAGGTGCCGGACATATGCAAGGGCCTGTCCTATAGGCTCATCCTTAGAGCGTCCGGTATATCCCCAAGCCGCAAGGTTATCATATAGGCCCAGCATCTTTTCCCAGAAGTTCACATAATCCACCGAATAGAAATCACCCAGAACATGAAGCCGGACTATCACGCCTTTATATGTGGCGCATAATTCTTCTAGCTCTTCTTCTATCTTGGCTTCAAGTGCTGGCCCGTGTTCGATACGATGCGCGAAGGCCATGTTATTACCATAACAATTATCCCAGTGATAACAAGAGCGGGGACAGGTTGCCCGTTCTTCTAGTGTTAGGGTGAGAATGACGTAACCTTTAAACTGGCCTTTCTTTACAATAGCTAGCTTCCCCTTGTCTGCTATCTTGGTATTCTTGCTGTGTTTTAAGGCACCCGTCTTTATATCTGCGATAGAGCGACGGGCCTTTGGATACATGGTAAAGGCTGGCTTGTTTGTATCTGCTTTTTTCATTGGTTCGGTTTCCTTTTCTTTTGTGGCACCTTAACCGTTAAACAAACCAGCCCCCCTTGTCAAGAGTGTTTTGTAAATCTAGAAACCCAACACGCCGCGCAAAAATAACCCTTTCCATCTTGTATAACATCGGCCCGACTACCGCACCCACACTTAGCAGATGCAAGCAATTCAACTACAGTTTGATAGCGTGGGTGATTTGTCACGTTTAGCGTGGGGAATTTGTCACGTTTAGCGTTTGTCATTTGTCAGCCTTGTGTTTTGCTGTTGTCTCGCTTGGCGTGAGGTATTCATAATCAGAATATCTGTTGCGGTACTTGCCATGTTCGCAGGCTGTCATCTCTTGTTGCATGTCGAACATGTCAGCCAGTCTAAACTCTACAGTTTCCAGATAGCAAACGTCATCGTAATTAAGAGGGCCTTTGTCATCTGTCATCCTGTTCATATCCTTGACGCGATTAACAATCTCTAAGAGTTGCTTCTTCTGTTTACAGGTGAGGTTAATTTTGTGTGGTCTATTTGTCATTGGTACTCGCTCCATTTTTCATCCCATGCTTGGGTCAGTAGTTCATCAAGTTCGGCACTTGTCATGTGTGCCATCTTGTCTCGGTGGGGTGCCATTCGTTCTAGGAATTGTCCTTTGTATTCACAACAGCCAGCCCAGAACGATGCCTTCTCCCAATAGTCCTCTTCGCGGTCCATTGCAAGCTGTTTCATTTTACCCATCTTGCATAAGCTCCTGTTCTAGTTCTTCGGTAAGAATCTCTTCTGATAATTCCACAACACGTCTTGCCCATTTGTTTATCTGGGAATAGTTCTGGGGTTCATCTGTAACAAGGTAATTCAGCATACACATTGCCGTCAGAATCTTGTTTCGATTCTTTGCGTCAAGTGCCTCCATTATGGCGTTGAGGTGTTCTGCATGTTTCTTTATCATGATTCGTCACTCCCTTCTTCTATAAAATCATCTGACCCGCAACCCTGACAGAATCCGCCAGTGTCCCAGTCAATGTGCTTTAGGTCGTTATAGCTATCATGGTAGGTACCACAATCCTTACATGTAAGTCCAGACATTTTACCACAACCTCTTAAACACGTTGGTATCAGCTGTCCTATGTCCCTTTTCCATCTTTGTAGCGTAGACAGTACAGTTTGTCCCCGAATCGTCTTCACGCCAGAAGTTAAAATCGTAGTACTTGCCGTCTAGCTCTACTTCCATCCAGTCGTCACCTTCCCAGCCTGTATCCACTAACTGTGCATGTAGGTAGTGAGAAGTAGCCATCAAGAAACCATGCTCGTAGTCTGTAAGTTCCATACTGCCTGCGTTATCAGGGTTCACATAAAGGTCTGGTTGGATTTTGTCCATGCGTTCAGTGGAATAGCTACAGATAAATAGGTCGGGATACTCCCAGCCATCACCATTCCAATGTTCGTCACTAACACTGTTGGGGTCTACCTGTGCTTCTGCTTCTTCGGCAGTGTCTGCACTTACAATAAATTCAGCAAAGTCGTAGCCTTGCTTTACGACCCTGACATTCCATTCGTACTTGCCTGTTGACATATTACTTCCCTTCGGTTGGTTGCTGTTTCATTAGCTATACAGCAAACTATCTGGTGTGTCAAACAAAAAAGAACGGGGCCACCCCGAAAGGTAACCCCGCTCCCCTGTCAACCACAACAGAAAGGCACTCTACGGCGCATATAGAAAGGAGAAAAGCTATGCGACTTCGTAGAGTGTCCCTAGTTTTACCACGTCTTGTGCGTGAGTGTCAAGCCATTTTTTTGCGTTGCGTTGATTATTTGTCACATGCACTGTAATCCATCTTGTCAGGTCTACAGCTTCGCCATCTTTGACAAGTTCTTTGTTTGTCTCGTTCAGTCTTGTCAGGCTAGCTGGCGTTACTACTTGCCAACTATTATCGTAGGTGCGTTCGATTATTTCTGCTTTTAATTCACGCTTCTTCATTTTCTTCTTGCTCCAATACGTGGATGTAAATATCAATAGCTTCACGAATCAAATCAGCCACGCTAACTTGTTCTAGCTCAGTTCTTTGTCTGTCGTGTGCAGTCTTGTACAGCTTGTCGTACTGCTCAACTGTCATCAGAAGATTGTATGTCTTCGTCTCTTCTTGTATCTTGTTCGGTCTGGGCATTTTGTTCCTCGTGTAATTCAGCTACCCAATCGTAGGTTTCATCTCGTAACACACGTCTTTTATCTTTGACAACCCGTGTTCGGTATTTGTCAGATTGTACGTCTCTTACTATAGGGTTCTTTTTATTCATAGTATTATTCCTTATAGGGTTAGCCTAACAGGGTATCCTTGTAATAGCATGTCAAGAATATCCCGTCAACAAAAAAAATAACATTGACACACGTTTTAGTTTGTCGTAGGGGTATGTCATGGCAAACTGGATTACAGATTATGTGATGGACTTACCCTTGCAACCGAATGGTCGGATGCGTATGGATTGTCCTGTGTGCGGAAAGAAGAACACGTTTAGTGTGGGCGAACATGAAGGGCAACGTCTCTATCATTGCTTTCACGCTGACTGTACTGCTTCTGGTCGCACTGACTTTCGTTTAAGTAAAAATGTAACTACACATCCTATGTTATTGAAAGCAAAGAGAAAACTACACTACAAAACAGAAGACGTGGGTGCTGCATTTGAAATGCCCAGCACGTTCGCTCCTATATCTCGTAGTCAAGAAGCGGTTGCCTACCTCAAGCGAGTTAATGCGTACAGTGCTTATCTTGATGGTCGCGTCGATTTACGATTTGACTTTCAGCGTAACCGTGTTGTTTACATGGTCACGGATGGTAAGCGTGTTGTTGATGCCGCAGGTAGAACTTTAACGGGCGAGAAGCCCAAGTGGTGGAGATATGGAAAGTCAGGTCGTCCTTTCGTTTGCGGCACAGGACGTGTCGCTGTTCTTCTCGAAGATTGCGCTAGTGCTTGTTGTGTATCTGATATTTTTTCGGGGGTAGCCTTGTTGGGAACTAACCTTCTTGACACACACATCCCGATACTGCAGAAGTATGACAAGGTTCTTGTGGCTCTTGATAAGGATGCTACAAAGAAGGCCCTTGATATTGTAAGAAAGTTACAAGGCGTTGTGCCTACAAACATACTGATTTTAAATCAAGATATAAAGGACATGGAACATGATACCAGAGAGCGATTATTCGCAAAGTACACTTGAACATAGGGTGTTGGGCTTCTTGCTCGACAACGAGTTCTACAACAAAGTAAAGAACATTGTGTCGAAAGACATGTTCACGGGACGAGATGCAACCATCTTTGACGTGATTACCTACGGACACAAAGAGTATGGTGCAACTATGCACCCTCAACAGGTAGCGGCATTAGTCAGTGACCGCAATCCCGCTATGCCATCTAGCGCAATAGGTGAGATATACAAGATACTAGACAACCTATCAGAGAAAGTATCCTCTGACATGGCCCTCGAACTTGATGTAGTCAAGAACTTCTGGGTTCGGGACAGAGCCAGACAGATTGGTGAGAAGGCGATTGCCATATTCACGGGTGAGTCCGAGCATTTTGGTGAACTAAAAACCTTGATTGACATGGTTGAAGATGGGCGGATGTCTGACAAGACAACGTATAGTGAGATGGACAAAGGATTTACACAGCTTGTAGAAGAAGAGACAGGTGACCCTGACTTCCCATTCGGTTGGGATTTGTTGCGTGAGCATTTGACAGGCATGGATAGAGGTAACCTTGGTATCCTGTTTGCAAGGCCAGAGGTAGGCAAGACAACGTTCTGTGCCTTTCTTGCAGCGAACTACATACGCAGTAATAACAAGGTTGTGTACTGGGCCAACGAAGAGCCAGCCGAAAAGATTAAGCTACGAATCATCCAGTCATTCTTTGAACGTACACGACAACAAATGGTCGAGGAGCGACATACCCTAGAGCAACGCTACATAGAAGAGATAGAGCCATACCTTGTTGTCATGGATTCTGTGGGGACATCAATGGATGAACTGAACGAGTACGCCCAACTAAATGAACCAGACGTTATGTTTTGTGACCAGCTAGATAAGTTCAGAGTTGCTGGTGACTTCAACCGTGGTGACGAACGCCTGAAGGAAACGTACGTTCTTGCTCGTGAGATTGCCAAGCGCAACAAACTTCTGATATGGTCAGTGTCTCAGGCTAGCTTTGATGCACATGACCGCCAGTTCATTGACTATTCAATGCTGGATGGTTCACGTACTGGCAAGGCTGGTGAGGCTGATGTCATCATTGGTATTGGTAAGACTGGTACATCAGAAGAAGAGAACACAGCACGACACATCTGCATCTCAAAGAATAAACTGAATGGGTGGCATGGTATGTTCACCAGCCACATAGATGTACACACGGGGGTTTATTACTGATGAAAGTCTTGACGTTTGACGTAGAAACTACACACAAAGAAAAAGCTAATGGCTCATCTACACCTCTGCCGTACTTCGGCAATACGTTGGTGTCGCTAGGTTTCAAGTGGCTAGGTATGGACAAGGTGAAATACATATGCTTTGACCACAGCACAGAGCCACCCAGCAATGACGGCTTCAACATCTTTCAGGATGCCTTGAACCTTGCTGATGTAGTAATCGGACATAACATTAAGTTTGACCTGTCTTGGATACGCGAGTGCAACTTCAAGTACGACGGCAACGTGTACGACACTATGGTTGCTGAGTACGTTCTTGCCAAAGCTAGACGATGGCCTTTAGGATTATCGGCAGTTGCGGAGAAGTATGGTGGTGTTCAAAAGGAGAAAGACCTTATCACTCCTTACTTTAAAGAGGGCAAGACATTCTTTGACATACCATGGGATACTATTGTAGAATATGGTATCGCTGACGTAATCGCTACAGAAGACGTTGCTGTAGCCCAACTCAAAGCCTTTGGCACAACATTTGAGGAAATGTATAATGACACTACTACCAACCTTACGTCTGTCGTTTGAGATGACAAACGTTCTTGCTCACATAGAGCAGAACGGCATCAAGATAAACAGACAAACGTTATCTAAGATTAGAGAAGAATACGAACAAGAACTATTCACCCTTGAGCGCAGACTAAACGAACTAGCCGCGAACGCGATGGGTGACACCCCAGTAAACCTCGACAGTCCAGACGACAGGTCAATGGTCATGTACTCCTGTAAGGTACAAGACAAAAAGCATTGGGCTGTGACGTTTAACTTAGGGCATGAGATGCGTGGCGCAACCAAGAAACCAAAGCTGCGTAAGCGTATGTCTCGCGCTGAGTTTAAGGGACACGTACTGCGTAACACAGATGTAGTCTACAAAACTATAGGCTCACAGTGTGGTGCTTGTAATGGTAAAGGACGGTTTAACCCTTTACGTAAAGACGGCACCGTTGGCAAGGCCGTACGTATTTGCAAACCTTGTGAAGGCAGGGGTGTTGCTTATGAGAAGACAGGCGAAGTTGCAGGATTCAAGATGATACCGCGTGACGCATTTGACGTTGCATCCGGTGGGTTTAAGACGGACAAAGAAACATTAGAAGACATGTCCCTTTCACTGAGAGGTGAGGCCCGTGAGTTTGCTCAGTCGTACATCCGGTACTCTGCCCTGCGAACATATCTGCGTTCCTTTGTTGAGGGGATGGAGAACAACATGGATGAGAACGACTTCATCCACACCGAGTTCATGCAGTGTGTCACGGCAACAGGCAGACTATCCAGCCGCAACCCTAACTTCCAGAACATGCCGCGTGGTTCTACCTTTGCTATTCGTCGTGCTGTAGAAAGCAGGTTCGAGGGCGGTAGTATCCTTGAGGGTGACTACGCCCAGCTAGAATTTAGGGTGGCAGGCTTCCTTGCAAAGGACAATGCCGTAACGCTGGACGTAGAACAAGGCACAGACGTGCATAGCTACACCGCCAGTGTGATTGGCTGTACAAGACAAGAAGCTAAAGCACACACCTTTAAACCGCTGTATGGCGGCGTTAGTGGTACAGAGGACCAGCAACGTTACTACCGTGCCTTTAAGGAGAAGTATAGTGGCGTGACAGGCTGGCACAAAGATTTGCAAAAAGATGCAGTGACAAAGAAAGAGATTACCCTGCCGTCAGGTAGGCAGTATGCTTTCCCTGATGCTAAGTGGACTGAGTGGGGTACAGCCACAAACCGCACAGCAATCTGTAATTACCCTGTGCAAGGCTTTGCTACTGCCGACTTGTTACCAATGGCACTGGTCAAACTCTACAAAGATATGCAGGGTATGAAGTCTGTAATCTGCAACACAGTACATGATTCTATTGTCATAGACGTGTTTCCCGGAGAAGAAGAAGCCTGTATTCAGGTAATGGCGAAGGCCATGCTATGTCTTCCAGAAGAAACAAAAAGACGCTATGCCATTGAATATACTATGCCTGTTGGTATAGAATTAAAAATGGGAAAAAACTGGCTTGACTTAGAGGCAGTCTTTGAGGTATAATCCCTTTACGTTCAACTTTAACCCAGTGGAGATATACATGGGAACAGAACTAGAAACAGTAAGTAATGAATTTTCAATCGACATCGCAGACGATACTGCATCATTGTTGGCGGCACTTGGTCAGGATGACACATCCCAAGCAAAGGCTCCATCACTGTCCAGTCTTCGTATCAACTACGATGCAGACACTGATGATGGTGAAACACTGAAGCGTGGTACGTGGAAAATCTACGACGGCTCAAGTATGGTGTACGCTGATGAGGTTTTCATCAATCCAATGCTGCGAACGTACGAATGGTCTATCTACGACCAAGAAGAGGGTGCCTTTACTTGTCGCTCTGTTCAGCGTAAGAAAATTCAAGATGCTTTCCCTGATAACTCAGGCGGCATGAAGTGTGGTAGACTCTCCAAGAAAGAGGAAGAAGAACTCGCACAGGATGACCCGCGCCTGTTGTTGTCGAAGTCAGTGTCTTGTAACGTAATCTTGTACGGCTCTGTTGACATCCCTAACGGGAAGTACGCAGACGGTTCAGATGCAGTGATTGAGAACATGCCGTTTGTAGGTTACTTTAAGCGGTCAGGGTTTCGGCCTATCAACGACTTCATCCAGCAGAAGCTAGGCAACAGGATTCCGTTACCTACTTCTTACATCAAACTAGGCACAAAGCGCATGGCAAATGGTGGGGTAACCTACTGGATTCCACAGCCTGAATTGGTGAAGGAAGTGTCATTTACTGCTGAACGCAAAGAGATGATGCAAAAGTTCATGGATACGGTAGCCGCATCTAACACTAAAATCCTTGGTGAATACAAGGACGCTTCAAAGCAAAACCTAACTGACGAAGACGCAGACTTGTCTAAGCGGTTCGGGTAATGATTGCTCTTGTAGAAATACAGGAGTTCCTAAAGAAAGTCGGGCGGGGAGAAGTTGACGCTTCCCGCCTCGACGACTTGATTAAACAGTTTGGTAAGGATTGCGAGGACTCCCTGCGTAAGCAGTTGTCCAACCGTGGTGACTACCGGATTCGTATGTCAGGTGTAGGAAGACCCCTGTGCCAGCAGAAGCTAGAGAAGCAAGGACACAAACAGGAGTTAGCATACAACGATGTCATGCGCTTTTTGTTAGGTGACCTTGTGGAAGCAGCCGCTGTCTTCATCATGAAGTCTGCTGGTGTCAACGTGGTAGATACCCAACGTTCCTGCGAACTGGAACTTGGTGGTCAGAAAATCAAAGGCACACTTGACCTTGTTATGAATGACGGCGAAGATAAGGTGTGGGATGTTAAGTCTACTAGCCCTTGGTCATACGACAACAAGTTCTCAGGACGTGGCGGCTATGACGTTATCAAAGAGGACGAC